TTAGAAACTATGGTCCAGGCCTGCAAACATTTGCTGTGCGGTGACGTTCTGGAAAGCAAAACCCGTTGCATAGGCTGCTATGACGTAGAACGAGGTGCGCTTGGAAAGGTTGTAGGTATATCCAGCGCTATAGATGTTCTGCTGACGCTTGTCCAGGTTATAGGCGTTGTGAAAGCCGCTGCTTGCACGAGAGCCGCTCCAGCCCACCATCACGCTGGCAGCCGTACCGACAGGCACGGTGGCATTGAAAGTCAAACCCGTGGTTTTAAAGTCTGGCACATAGCCTGAGCCCCAGGTCGCAAAAGCTGGGTTGGACAGATAGGAACTCAGCGCCGACTGGCGGCCATTGATGTCCTGCCCCACCGCAGCCCCCAGCGATACCGATTTAAGCTCATAACCGGCCACCGCCACCCAGGAGTGGACATTTTTGGCCCATGCGCTGGAGTGCAGGCGGTCATAACCCAGGCTCAGTGTCAGCGGGCCTTTGCTATACCCAATAGCACTGGTAATCAGCTTGATTTTTTCATCATTGCTTGTGCCGGATGAGCCATTGGTATCAAAGGAGTAGCCCACCGAGAAATCCACACCGCTGAATGTTGGAGATTTATAGACAATGGTGTTGTTGGCTTTATTGGAGCCGGCAGCGCTGAAGATATTTTCAATATCCGCAAAGTTTTCTTCGTCAGAGATACCGGCAATAAAACTGGCGTACTCTTGGATCGCATTACCCACGCGCCCCATGCGCACACGCCCCCACTCATTGCTGGACAGGCCGACCCATGCCGTTTTGAAGTAATGGCTGCTGGAAGTGCTGCCATTGAGCACATTGAACCCGCTTTCCAGCTCAAAACTGGCCGTCAAGCCTTGACCCAGATCTTCCTTGCCCTTGATCCCCCCCAAGCGTTGCTATTCCAGATGCCGTTGAACAAGCCAGATTGGTGCACCTTCACACCCTCTGATTTGTTTTTCCAGGTCTGAAACCCATAAGCGGCATCCACATAGCCAAACAAGGTGATCGAGCTTTGTGCAGATGCAGTGCCTGCCCAAAAACCTGTGATGCACGCCATGCCGAGCAATATTTTTTTCATGCATTCCTCTCTCTTTGGTGCTGAATCAATGCGGCAAAATTCAAACTGGGTATTGGCGATGGTCGCTCAGTTCTCACGGGAATCTGCCAAGATTCTTTGGCCAACTATAGGAGCATGCTATTTCGCTTCATGTAGTAAAAATTCGATTTCAAGGGGCTGCACCCATAACTTGTGACATATCAAGCACTTCAGCGGCACATTCACTTTGAAACTTCATTGCCTTGAAGCTTTACCCGCCTCAAGACCATGCCCCGCATGCCACCCAAGCATCGCCATGCTTCAGACAAAGCCTTGTTTCTGAAAACCGTTGTCTGTCTGGGCACAATAACGCCCTGCTCTTGAAGGCGAACCTGTGCCGCATACCTGTGCCGTATACGCAGTTGCTCCATTCTGAACTCCAAAAAGACGGGGAATTTGGCGTTTTTTGGGGTGCTACAGACGGTGCTACAGACCGCCAAAAATGCCAATGAATTCCAAAGAAACCAATACAAATCAAGAAGTTAAGACTTATCCGCGCATGTCGGTTGCGCCGATGCTGTGCTGTACTGACCACCACGGCTGTACAGGCCACCACCGCCAACAGATACACCGCTGAAGCTGGGGCCAGACTGCGACTCAAACGCGCGGCTGCTTTCATGGTCTGAGCTGTAGCTGCTGGTGGTGGCATCCAGATCCACCAGCTTGACGGTGACCGTCTTGCCCGCGTAGTTGACCGAGCCACGGCCTGACAGGCCGCCCTGCCCGTCATCGACCAGCTGGTGCTGCACCTGGTCTTGCGTCTTGCTCAGGCGCTGGCTGGTCGTGGTGTAGCCACCGTTGCTCTGGCTGATATAGCCATTGCCGTAGCTGGTGGCGTAGCTGCGCTCACTCTTGTTTGCGTTGCCACCGCTGGACTGCGCACCGCTGCTGGCAGAGACATTGCGCACGGTCATCCAGCGCAGCTCCAGGCTGCCTGGGGCGGGCACGGAATCCAGCGCAATCGTGGCCCAGCCGCCCGCATCTGGGCTGGCAGATACCGACTGGGTCACTTTGGGCGCCCAGCGGTAGCTGATCTGGAACTCGCCACCGGCATCAATCCACGCCGTGGGGCGGATCAGGATCTGGCCGCTGGCGTGGTTGACCAGCCCTGTGCCGCCACTGCCCGCCAGCGCGGTGCCACCGCCTGCATCGCTGATGGTTTTGAGCACACCGCCGCTTTCCCAGCTGACTGCTACGCTGCCGGGCTGCAGGCACTGGTGCTGCAGCTGCAGGGCGTACTCTGGCTGGCGCACTTGGGCCGCGCTGCCGCTGCGGTTGGTAAAGCCCGTGGTTTCACCCCACTGGAACAGCACCATGCTGCCCACGTCCGGGAAGGCAGGCAGGCTTAGCGCCACGTTGCCGTTGCTGTAGTTGACGGTGCCCACGGCGTCGCCCTGCAGCTCGCCGCTGCCATTGTCCTGGCAGGTGTACCACTTGCCCAGGGCGCGAAAGCTCACCACCACCGTGCCGGGGCTGGGGAATGGGCGCAGGATGGTGGTCCAGCTGTAGCCACGGTTTTCCTGCGTCACGGTAAAGCGCTGGGTGTGCGGGGCCACGGCCACGGTGACTTCACGCGGGCCAGTGGCCAGGGTGATGCTGCGCAGTGCAGCCGGGCGCTGGTCCAGGCTGATGGTCTCGCTGCGGCTGCTGGGCACCAGCTGGGTGTAGATGCTGGCCACCTTGATCTGGCGCGAAGGGTCACCCAGCTCGTAAGCTGCCGTCAGCGTGCTGGCTCCGTAAAAGCGCATGGCATCTGCCACGGTGGTGTCGCGCAGCTTGGCAGCCCCGGCATCCGCCGTAAACAGGCGGTTGGGCTCACTGCCTTTGAAGGCATGGCTCAGGCGCGGGGAGATGTCGCAGGTGGACACCAGCGCCTGGTAGTCCTTCACTTCAGCGCCCTGCATATAGGAGAAGGTGCGCTCCACGGTCTCCGTGCGGCGAATGCGCACAAACTGGGCGCGCTCCGTGGGCTGGCCTTCGTCTTGCACAATCACCAGCGTGGCCCCAATGTTGGGAGCCGCCGTGCCCACACGGTGGAAGATCTGGATGTTGCCCTGATTGGCCACGTGATTGCCCAGCAAAATGCCGCTCCAGACCGTGCCCGCAATCTGGTAATCCGCAATGGCCTTGGCAATCTGGGTGCGGGTGGCGAACATGTCACAGGCGGCCAGCGTCACGCTCACATTGGGGTCTGTGGGCATCTGGTCAATGATGATGTTGGCATCCAGCAGCGGGTCGGTGCTGCCCGTCTGCACGGCCGCATGCAGCTGGCGGATGCTCACCTGGCCGCCCGCGCGGGCCACTTCGGTCACATCGTCAAAAATCTGGTTGCTCTTGCCCCACTCCACCACTTGCCCGGTGGGGCCGCCACCGCCCTCGGGCACGTCGTCCATCACTTTGGACTTGAGCAGCTTGATGTCACCGTCTTGAATGGCCATTGCGTTCTCTCTCGCTTCAAACAGTCAACAGTCGCAGCGTGGCGACATAAGGGTGGGCGCTGGCAGGCAGCTCAGGACGGCTGATGGGCCGCGCGGTGATGGGCTCATCTGGCGCAAACTGCACGGTAAATTCGCGGCCATCGGCCAGCTTGAGCGGGTACTGGCCTGCGGGGTCATCTGCCAGCACCTGCACGGCCAGCAAGGTGGCACGGCGTATCCAGCCGTGGTTTTCTGTGGCCTCCAGCGTGATGGGGCGGCCAGCCAGCTTGGCGGCGGCATCAATCACCTGTGCGCCGGTGATGCTGCGCTCTACGCTTTTTTGCACGGCAGACCAGTCAAACTCATCCACCCACAACATGCCGCGTGGCAGCTCAATGCCTGCCAGAAAATGCCCCGCCATCAGAACCGCCCCCCTGCCATTTGTGCGCCACGCTCCAGCTGCTCAAACAGCGCATTGAGTGCATCGCTGCTGGCACTGTCTGCCACATGGATGCCCAGCACATCGCCCCCAGGCAGCGCAATTTCGTGCCGAATGATTTGCTGCACCTGCTGCGCGCCCCAGCCTTGCTGCTGCTCGGGCTGCGGCTGGCCAGTGGGCTGCTGGCGCATTTCTGCCAGCAGATCGCGGTTGCTGGGGCCTGTGTCTGCATTGGCCAATTGCTCGCGCCGTGCCTGGTTCTGGCGCTCCAGCTCGTCACGCTCAGACTGGCGGCGCTGCTCATCCTCATCTTTGCGGATGCGCTCTTGCACCTTCTCCAGCTCGCGGTCATAGACCCACTTGCCCTGGCGCTGTGCTTTGCGCAGGCGCTCGGCTTCTTCTTCGGTGGCCCCCCGGGGCACCGCGGGGCTTTGCGATGTGCGCCCGGGTTTGTTGCCGGGTGCTGGTTTGGTGTCGCTGCCGAGCTGCTTGTCAGGTGCAGGCTTGTTCTCGGCGGCTTGCTGCTGATAGCGCAGGCGCTGCTGCTCGGCTTTGGCCCAGGCTTGCATTGAACGGTCTGCAGACTTTTCTGCCGCGTCAGCTGCTTTTTCAAACGCCAGGGCAATTTCACGCGGGGTGGCGGTGCCGCTGTCGCGAATGGCCTCATAGGCTTTGCGGGCAGTTTCTGCCGTACGCAGCAGCGATTCATCTGACACCACACCCAGCTGGCGCATGGCTTCCTGCACGCTCTGGATGCCGGGGGTGGAGTCTTCCAGCGCCGTCTTGAGCTCACGCGCCTTGGCGGCAGCCTGGTCCAGCAGGCCATCAGCCACCTCATCACCGAGTTTTGCACGCAGCTCTTCAATCTTCCCTTTGAGCGCCTCCACTGCCTGCTGGCTGTCTGCCGTGTTGATAGCTTTGCTCAAGCTGACCTGCAGGGCCCGGGCTGCGTCTACGCCCTGCGCTTGCAGGCGCTCCATGCTTGCTGCAATGGCGTCCACATCATTGATGGCGCTGCGGCTGGCCGCACCAATCTTGCCCTGCAGCACATCAAAATCCAGCCCCGTGCGCAGCACAGCCTGGTGCACCACGGCATCCATCACCTGCGCCATGCGTTCAGCCTCACGCGCGCCGCCTTGCAGCGCTGTCTGGGCATTCACGGCAAACACGCCCAGGTCGATCTTTTCCAGCGCACCCTGCCATGCCTGGGCAAATTGCTCGGCAGTGATCTGGCCATCTGCCTGCAGCTTGTCCAGCACGGCAGCGGCGTTCTGGATACCTGCTTTGCCAGACAGGTCAAAGCCCTCACCAATCTTGGCCAGCGCCTCATCCACCCGCTTGCCTTCGCGCACCATGCCCTGGAAGGTGGCAATCAGGCCCTGTCCCTCTTTGCTCAGGCCAAAGCTGGCATTGCGTGACTCCTCTAGTGCCTGAGAAATTCTCTTATTTGCTTGGGCAACTTCTTCAGCCACTTTCGCCTGGTAGCTAGAAACCTCAGCAGCTCGTCGCTGCTCCTCCTCAAACTCTTTTAACTGCCTACCTGCTGCAGTAAAAGACTTCCCCCACTCGACAACGCTGCGGATGCCGCTTTCAATCTCGCTGCGAAATAAAACAAGATTAGCGACGAGACCAACCCAGCCCCCTGCAAAACCCACCACAGCGCGTCCCACAGAGCCAAGCCCTTTGCCAAGCATGCCAGCGGCACCAGCACCTCCCTTCATGGCAGCTGTAGCTGCCTGCTGTGCCTTGGTGGCCTTCCCCCCAAAGATGGCTGCATTTTTGGCATTGCGCGCCAGCTCTGCCTGAATGAATGCCGATGTTTTGGCCGCTGCCGCCTGCGCACCCATGGCTGCTGCGCTTGCGCCCACGGCCGCAGCATTGGCCTTTTGCGCAGCGGTGTTGGCAACGGTGGCCACGGTGTTGGCTTCCATGGCCTGCGTGGCAGCCAGCGTTTTGGTGGCCCAGGCGCCAAAGTCACCAGCCAGCTGGGCAATCTTCAGGGCTGCCCACAGCTTGCCTGCGGTCTGCAGCGCGTTGATCAGCGTGTCAATGTTCTCGGCCAGGTAGTTGATGGCCTTGGCTGCGTTCTCCGTGCTCAGCAAGCCTGCATCTGCGCTGCCCACGTACAGCATCCACTGTGTGCGCAGGTTTTCCAGCGCACGGCCCACGGTGGCAGGCAGCTTGCCAAACTCATTGGCCACCACGTCAGCCTGGCCTTGCAGGGCTTTGATGACCACTTCTGTGGTCAGTGCCCCTTCACCCGCCAGCTTGCGCAGCTCACCCGTGGTCACGCCCAGCCCATCTGCCATGGCCTTGGCCAGGCGTGGGGCCTGCTCCATGACACTGTTGAACTCTTCGCCACGCAGCACGCCAGACTGCAAGCCCTGGATGAGCTGGGTGATGGCTGCATCAGACGCCTGCGCGCTGGCACCAGACAGCTGCACAGCCTGGTTGATGGTCTCCGTGAGCGCCATGGCCTGCTGGGCAGCAGCTTGGGCGCTCTGGCCTGCGGACTTGCCTGCATCGGTCAGCCGCGCAAACAGCGTGGCGGTGCTGCTGAGGCTGCTGTAAGTGGCTTGCGCCACGCGGGAGACCTGCTCCCACGACTGCGCAAACAGCTGCCCCTCACCTGTGGCCAGCTCTACGCGGGCGCGCAGGTTCTTGAATTCGTCCGCGACATCTGCAATCTCTTTGGCTTTGCCAATGGCCCAGCTGCCGCCCAGGGCCACCATGGCAATGGACTGGATGCGCTGGATCTGCGCGGCAATATCACCCAGCCCGTCTTTGAGTGTGCGCTGCGCGGCCAGCTGCTGGACAGCTGCACCAGAGGCCGCCGCAGCCGCCTGCTGGTAGGCTGGGGCCATGCGCTGCACTTCTTCACGCTTCTGAGCGATGGCGTTTTTCAGGTTGCGCTCATGAATGTTCAGATCCGTGGTGGCCACGCCCAGGCGCTGCATCTGGGCCGTGGCGTCTTTGAGCGCTGCGCGCTTTTGCTGCAGTGCGGCCGACACATTGCGCACATTGCTGACCGCGCCTTTGTACTCTTGCTGCAGCGCAGCCTCAGCCCGGGCGGCCTTTTGCGCTTCACTACCCGCCTGCTTCAGTGCCTCCTTGCGCTGTTTCAACTCGGTCCTGGCAGCGGCAATGGCGGCTTTCAGGCCTTCTTCTGCGCGCTTGTAGTCTTCGGTCTTTTTGCCTGCGGCGTCTGTCTCACTGCGCAGGGTGCGCAGTGCATCGCGCTTGCTGTCCAGGCTGCGCTTGGCATCGGCCACGGCGGTCTGCGCCTGCTGCTCTGCCTCTGCAAAGGCCTTGGCTGCAGCGGCTTCGGTCTTGAGCTCAGTGCCCAGGCGCTTGGCATCGTCTTGTGCCTTGCGAAATTCAACGCTCAGATCGCGGGTCTGCGTGCCCAGCTCTTTGAAAGACTCCAGCGCCCGCTGCTTGGCCCCCAGGGCATCGAGCGCCTCTGCTGCCTCTTTGGCATGCTCAGACAGCTCATCATCCAGCACACCGCCGAGGGCGCGCAGGTCATTGGCCAGCTCATCAACATTGCGCTGGCCTTTGACTATTGCCTCAATGGCAATCTGAATGGGCTTGGGTGTGGACATGGGTGCAAGAAAGTCAACGGTTTGCGCTGCAGCTGCTCAGCCGCACTGCAAACCGCCCCGGCACGGGGCCGGGAGGGTTTGACGGGTTGAAGGGCTTCAGGAGACGACCACGGGGCGGCCATCGCAGTAGATGGCTTCACCATTGGCGGGCTTGAGGGCTTCCAGGCCAAACTCCATGGCCACCACATCTGTGCCCTCAGCAATCAAGGGCAGATCACCGTTAGGGGTCAGCGTGACTTTGGGCAGATACCAGTCGCGGTTGCCGCCTGCGGCGTTGTCAGACACCACGCGCAGCGCACCGGTCAGCTCTGCCTTGGCGCCAGACTTGACGGACTCAAACGCGCCCGCCACGGTCTTGTAGCCAAACCGCACCGTGGTTTCGGCCTTGATGGCACCGCCTTCAATGATCTGCACGCGGCCGGTGGCGGTGTCCACGTTGTAGTCCTTGCCTGCTTCCAGCGCCTGGCCCTGCGCGCCGCCATCGTCCAGATGCACGGTGATGTCTGTCACATTGCGCACGCCCAGGGGGTTTTCTGCGCTTGCACCCAGCTGGTACTGGCGGCCGGGCAGCACCTTGCGCTTTTCGCCGGTGACGGTCTGCGCGGCCTGGGTCTTTTTCTCCACCGTACCGGCCAGCCACAGGGCTGCGTTCTGGGGGCTGAAGTTGTCGCACGACAGTGTGCCGGTGCGCGAGACTTCCACAATCCAGCTGCCGTCTTTCTCGCGCAGGCCAGACTGGCTGCTGTAGTGGTCGGTCTTTTCGGTGCTGATGGTCAGCGACACGCCGGGGCAGTTGCCCAGGTCAATTTCGCCCGTGAGCTGCTCGCTGGCGTTGTAGGGGTCAAAGTACACACGACCGCGGGGGATCAGGTACTGGTTGGTGGTGTGGTTAATAGGCATATCCAATCCCTATGTGTGATGGTCACTGCTGACCGTTGAAAACAGAGGTGGTGGTGAACGTCAGCTCAAAGCCAATGAGCGCTACATCCACAACATCCACTGGCAGCACGCGGACCAGCTTCAGCTCAGTCCATGCGCGGCTGGCAACCGGGCGCCAGTTATGCAGCGCGGCAATGACGGCCTCGATCACGCCATCCAGCACATCTGCCGCATCGCTGGAGCGTTTGCTCACCAGCACAACCTGCCATTCGGGCTGCAGCTGCACCGAGCGCTGGTTGCCACTGGGCACAGAGGCACCACCCATGCGCACATCGACTGCAGGCACAGGGCGGCGGTCCGCATCGTCAGTCCCTGTGCGCACAGCCCAGCCAGTGAGCGCAGGCAGCTCCCGCAGGCGCTGGGCCATCAGCTTTTCAAGCGCCAGCATCTGTGGCTCCTTCAAAAACGATGGGGAAAGTGGCCCAGCCCGAGGCGTCCGGGATCACGGCACCGCTCACCCGGACTGGCCGGCCATTGACGCACAGCCCTGTGCTGCCCTCTGCAATGCCTGGTGCATTGGCTACGCACATGGATACGGCGTAGCGGTCCGCAGTGACCACCTCGGGCATAAAGCCGGTGTCTGCCTCACGGTCCAGCATCACGCCGAAGGGCGCACCGCCGTTCCAGGTGGCCGTGGCATTGCTCAGCATCTGTGCAACGCCCTGATTGATCAGGGCTTCCACGTCAGCAAAAGGCGCAAGCTGCTGCGTCATGGCTGCGCCCAGGCTTAACCGCGCTTGGCACGCAGCAGCATGCCGGGACGGGTGCACATGAACAGCGGGTAGCTGTACACCTCGGGACGCACCCAGGCCTGGCGGTCCTTGTCCGGCACGATGAGGGCGTACACGTCCTGGCCGGGCGTGTTCACAAAGGGCAGGAACTCGGCAGGCGAGAAGCCAGCCTTGAAGGCCTCTGGCGCGCCTACGGGGAAGAAGTGGCACTTGTCGCTGCCAATGGCCACCGTGCTCTTGTCATCAGTGCCACGGTAGTTGATGAACAGGATGTTGCCGTACTTGAAGGTGCTAAAGGCCTGGCCCACGTCGTTGCGCAGATCGCTGGCTTCCTGCTGGCCCAGGTAGGTGCTGCGCGTTTCGGGGTTGCCCACCAGGTCATCGAAGAAGTTGTCACCACACAGCGCTGCAGCGTAGGTTTGGCCGGGCAGCCAGGCACCATGGCTGGCACGCACCATGGCGCGCACCACTTCATTGCACTTCTTGCGAATCTCACCGCCATCCGCAGTGGCAGATGCCAAGTTGAAGTTGATTTCATCGGGCTGCTTGATGTCAAACCCGCTGTACCAGTTGAACAGCTCCGAGCCATCCGCATCCAGCACCTTGCCTTGCACAGCACCCAGGCGCATGTTTTCGTGCGTCAGCTCCATGGCTGCGCGCAGGCCTGTCTTGCCGTTCATGATGTCGGCCACTTCATCCTGCACGGCCTGCAGCTCACTGGTGGTGCCAAACGCACGAATATTCTGGATTTCGTGCGCATACAAGGTCTTGCCACGCGCCAGGCGCACGGTGCTGAAGTGCTTGACGCGGCGGCCTTCACCCTGGCCCTCTTCGATGGGGGCGCCACGCTGCGAGGATTTGATGAGCGAGAGCACACCGCCCTTTTCCTCCACCGTGATGGTGGTGGTGCGGGAGCGATCGGGCGTAAAAATGCCCATCTGGCCCAGCAGCTGGGGCACATAGGGCGCGCGCTGGATGGCAGCAGACAGCGAGGTCATGCTGAACTCATCACGGTTAAAGATTGCAAGATCTGCCATGGTGTTTCACCTCTTTCTTTCCGGCGCGATCAGCGCGCCACAATGCCCAGCGCAGCCAGCTGGGCCAGCGCGGCGGTTTTTTGTTGCTCGGTAATGCCTGCTGGCCAGAGCAGCGCATGGGCGGCCACTTCGGCATCACGGGCGGTAATCACGCCGGGCTTTTCACCCAGGGTGGCGTCCACTTCCGCAAACAGCACGGCCGCAGCGGTCTGGCTGCCGTCAGGGGTCTCGTCCTCTCCACTGCCGTTTGCGAGGGCCAGGGGCACGTAGTGGCCGGTGGCAGTCACCTTGCCCAGCACAGTGCCTGGCAGGGCATGCACACCTTTGGCAATGGTCACCACGTCACGAGAACGGGTGCCATTGGCTTCGCTCACCAGGTAGCTGGCAGCGCTCGGGGTCTTTACAAACATGGTTTGCGCTCCTTTTTTTGTCAGCAGTCGCTTACTTGCTGTTCACGCCAAATGCGCGATCCCAGCCTGCGGAAATAGCTGCAGGGCCTGCATTTGCCTGCGTGGCTACGGCTTCCACGCCAGACACATCAGGGTTGCCCATGGCCGCCATGGCTGCAGCAAACGGATGGGCAGGCGCAGCAGCGGCAGCAGGTGCGGCGTCCAGGAAGCCCTTGGCCTGCTCGGCACTCAGGCCTGTGGCAATGCACTGCTGGGTGATCGATGGGTTGGCCGCTGCATTGGCATACCCCAGGATGGCGGTCACGCGGGCACGCTCTGCCTGCACGCCATCGGCATAGGTCTTGCCCTGCTCAGGAGCTGCCGACGCAGCTGCGGCCGCCGCAGCAGCAGGCGTAGTGGCACCAGCGGATGCAGTCGTAGCTGCAGCCGCTGCATTCGCGGATGCTTGATTCATAGTGGTTCCTTCTGATTGGTGAGACATACCCACGCCCGTTGACACGGCATGAGTGCGCCGGGCCGCCAGCTCAGCCACCACCGCATCCACAGTGCCGATGCGGTCTGCCAAGCGCGTGGCAACAGCTGCCACGCCCCGGTACACGGCTGCGCGCGTGTTGCGCACCGCCTGCTCATCCAGCCCACGGTGCTTGGCCACGGCCTGGATAAACATCTGATAAAGCCCCTCAATGTCGGCCTGCAGCGTGGCGCGCACGCCCTCAGGCAGGGGCTGGTATGGGTTGCCGTCGATCTTGTGTTCACCGGCAAAGATGTGTGTGACGTTGATGCCGTCATTGGCAAGTGCGCGGCTGAAGTCCACATGGCGCATCACCACACCGATGGACCCCACATAAGAAGTCGGTGTGAGCACCACTTCATCCGCTGCACTGGCCGCCAGATAGGCAGCACTTGCAGCCATGCCATCTGCAATGGCCACAATGGGTTTGCTGCCACGGGCGGCAAAAATGCGCTCTGCCAGCTCAAAAGCGCCAGAGACTTCACCGCCGGGGCTATCGAGCACCAAGGCAATGGCATGCACATCACTGCGGCCAAGGGCATCTTCCATGTCGGCTGCAATGTCGTTGTAGCCAATGAGCAGGCTGCTGTTGGCATCAATCCTGGTGCGGTGCACCAGAGCGCCCATGGCGGTGATGACGGCCACCCCATCCACCACGCGGTAGCCGCGCTCGGCACGCTCACCACGGCGGGTGCTGAACATTTCAGCAGGCAGTGCAGCCTGGGCCGTCAGATCTGCGGCCTCAAAGCGCAAACCGTCTGCACCCAGCAGGCGGCCACCAAGGCCGGCCAGAATGGCGTCGAGCTTTTGGGGATGGACCAACAGCGGCGTGTTGAACACACGCGCTGCAAGATGGGGGTACATGCGGCTGCTCATGCGGATACCTCTTTGTCTTTTGCGGGCTCGTCCTGCTCAGGCCCTTGCTTGCCGACCACCCACTGCGCCGCAGCAGGTGCCGCAACACCCAGCTCTGCACGGCGTTTTTGCTCCACGGCCTGCTGCACCAGGACTTCCTCCCAGTCCAGGCCCTGCTCTGCACACTCCTGCTCCAGTGTGGAAACGCCGATTTCCAGCCGCAGCCTGGCGGCCGTGATTTCTTTGACGGGGTCCACCCAGCCACGGCCACCGAACACAAAGCGGCAGCGGCTGTAGGCGTAGCGGTTGGCGTAGAAGTCGGGCGCTTCAATCACGCCGGCATTCACGGCCTCTTCCAGCCACAGCTCGTAGATAGGCTTGAGCCAGTGCGTCATGAGCCAGCGGCGGCGGCCCTGGAAGTAGCGCCAGGCCTCCAGCAGCACGGCACGGGCGCTGGAATAGTTCAGACGGCTGAAATCTTTGGCGAACAGCTCATAGGGCAGGTTCATGCCTGCGGCGATGCGCCGCTCCACCGCCTGCATGAAAGCCTCAAACGCCACATTGGGGCGGCTGGGGGCAAAGCTCTGCAGGCGTGCGCCGGCAGGCAACGGGATGACAGCCGCGCCCTGCAGCTTGCCAATGCTTTGCGCCTGCTTGACGGACTTGCCCCAGGCCTCGCGGGGATCGTCGCCAAACAGGGCGGCGGCAGATTCCTGGTCCAGGTTGGATTCCAGGAAGGCTGCCACCAGCGAGTTGGCCAAGCTGGCCTGCAGCTCGTTCTGCGCATACTTGCCTGCCATGTGGAATTCGCGCATCACGGCGCTCACAATGGGTTTGCCGCGCGATTGGCCTGTGCGCTCTTTGGCGTGCAAATGCACCACCCGGCGACGCCCCCAAGGCGTGAAGGCAGGCACCCGCTCCCAGCGGTACAGATCGTGCACTTCATGCCCGCTCAGGTATGGCGCATCGCCAGGGTGTGCAGCGCGGAAGTGATAGGCCACAGGGGCACCGTTGGTGTCGCACTCAATGCCACGGCGAATACGGGCCATGCCCTCCAGGTGTGGGGGCGTCTCCAGCCGGTCAGACTCAATCAGGCACAGGCGGGTAGCCCATGGGCTGTCTGGGCGGGGCAGCCATTTGGGAATAGCCACTGCATCACCATTGAGCATTTCACCGCTCAGGGCCAGCACTGTCATGCCCAGCAGGTCCAGCGTGCGCGCGGCATCACAATCCGTGGTTTCTGCCCAGCTGCGGAAATGGGCCTCCACCTTGTTGCCCCACTCCCGCGCCTGCTCTACGGACCAGCCCAGCAGACGGTAGTCCGGCATGGCAGAAAGGCGCAGCACGGCACCCACAATGTTGTCGCGGTGGGTCTGCAGGCCACCGGCCATGAGGCCGTCATTGCGTGCCAGGTCACGGCTGCGGCTGGTGAGTGTGCCCAGTTCAGGCAGCAGGTCTGCATCTGGGCTGCCCAGGCCAGGCTGCCATTCACGCAATGCCAGGTCGGTGTGAGACGCGCCCTGGTACGCAGACATGCTGGCACCCGCTGCCACAGAAGCAGCTGCGCGAGTACGGCGGGAGAGAGATTGCTTGCGCCCCATCACTACACCAGATAGATGGGGCCACGACGCTTGCCAGTGCGGCTGTCAAGCTCTTCATGGATGGCTTGAATTTGCCGCTCAATCTGGGTCGTGTCCTGATTGAACTGAACGGAGCGGCCGCCCCCGCTGGCTGTGGTGGGCAAGGTCAAACGCGCCTCCAGCGCCTGCATCAGCTTGTCGCGCTTGGCCTGGAGTTGCTCAACAGAAAGATGGCGGTAGATACCCATGCGCCGATGATCGGCGAGGTGCTGCGACAAAACCAGACGAACTAGTTCTTTAAATTTTGTCGCAGGCTGCTAGGCCTTATGCAGCAAAGAAATCAACAATCAATTTAATAGCATTTTTGTGGGAACCGGGCACTCAATGACCATTGCGCATTCCCCAAACAGGCAGAGCTATGTCTGAATGGATCTCCATTGTTATCCGCCTATTTTTGGGTGCCGCAACGTTGTGCATCACGGTCAGACCTGCATGCCATCGTGAAGCAACATACAAAAAAAGATGCCATTGCATCCATTTAAAACAATCAATGCTGCAGAAAATAAAAAAAGATGCAAAAGCATCTATTGATTGCCGTGCATAGCCATATGTGGTAAAAATAGATGCAAAGGCATCTTTTAACACCATGAAACACAGCATCCACACCGTCGCAGACCTCGGCCTGATTTTGCGTGCAGTACGTAAAAGCCAAGGCTTGCGCCTGGACGATTTGGCAGGCAGCGCAGGCGTTGGCCATGTGTTTGCCCGTGAGGTGGAGCACGGCAAAGCAACCGTGCAGATGGGCCGCGTACTCAAGCTGCTTCAAGAAGCAGGCCTTCAGCTTACCGTAGACATCCCATCCAGCGCGCTGGAGCAATTTGAAGCGCTGCAATCCACGGGCCTCAAACCTCTGAAGCCACGTACACGCAGCAGCAACGCAAAGGCCAAGGCATGAGCACGGCACGCCAGCTTCTTGTGCGCATCAATGACGCCACAGTGGGCACCCTCAGCACCCAAGACGACATCTGGCGCTTTGCCTACGCCCCTGAATGGATAGCAAGCCCCCAAGCATTTGCGCTGGCTCCAGGACTGCCGCTTTCAACAGCTGCATACATTGACGGAGCCACCCAACGCCCCGTGCAGTGGTACTTTGACAACCTGCTGCCCGAAGAACAACTGCGCAGCGTGTTGGCCAAAGAAGCCCAAATTGATGAAGCCGACGCTTTTGGCATGCTGGGCTACTTTGGCGCAGAGTCAGCAGGCTCACTGGTGCTGGCTGCACCGGATGCAATCGCTGCAGCAACGGGGCTGCAACCTCTGCCTCTGCCAGAGCTGAATGTCCGCATTCGCAACCTGCCCCGCGCCACGCTCACGCAAAAATCGCCCAAGCGCATGTCACTGGCGGGTGCGCAGCACAAAATGGTGGTGGTCTACCGCGATGAGCAACTGTTTGAGCCACTGCCCGGTACGCCCTCCACCCACATCCTCAAGCCGGACAGCCAGTCTGCCGACTACCCGCACTCCGTCATCAACGAATACTTCAGCATGCGCCTGGCCGCAGCAGTGGGCTTGAACGTACCCGCCGTACACCGCCTTTATGCCCCAGAGCCTGCATACATTGTTGAGCGCTTTGACCGCCGCACAGGCCCGGATGGCAGCACCCAACGCCTGCACATCATTGATACATGCCAGTTGCTGGCCAAGTCACGCGCCTTCAAATACGAGCAGGCAACCTTGGGCACACTGGTTCAGGCTGTAGAGCAATGCACCGCCAAAGCCGCCACACGCCTGCAGCTGTACCGTTGGCTGGTGTTTAACTACCTGCTGGGCAACGGCGACAACCACCTCAAAAACATCTCTTTCCTCATCAGCCACGAAGGCATACAACTCGCCCCCGCTTACGACTTGCTGTGCACCGCGGTGTATGACACCCGATCGTTCAGCGAAAGCCCCGTCTGGCCTAAAACCCAACTGGCGCTGAGCTTGGGCCAAGCCACCCAGTTTGAACACGTCAACCGCGCAGTCATGCTGCAGGCGGGGGCAGATTTAGGCTTGTCCAAAGGCACCGCAACACGCGAACTGGACAAAATGCTCAAAACACTGCCAGAGCATGCCAACCGACTGATCGCAGCAATTGAATCCAGCTACCCTGCTCAGGCCACCAACTACCAGGCGGGTGAACTACGGCTGCTGCGCGCCATACGCCATGTGATCGTGCAAGACACACTCCAGCGCTTGCAATAAAGACCACCCAAAAAACAAAGCCCCTGCCAGCCAACGCCAGCAGGGGCTTTCTTCAAACAAAATCAGCCGCTAACGCTTACCCAGCAAGCGCTAGCAGCTATCAAATTTAAAAAACCTCACCCAAGCACAGAGCGAGATGTGTCAGAAAGCCTTGGCTTGCGGTCGCGCCCGATGCGTGGGGATATGGGGGCGGCTGCCGCTGCAGAGGTGGTTGCAGCGGCGGCGGCTTTGTTGGCCGCGCGCAGCTCGCGTATCTGGGCGCGTTCGGAGAGTTGGTGGGCGCAGGCGGTGACCAGTGCAGCCAGCTGCGCGTCGGAGGGGATGACGTCATGCTTGGCGATGTGCTGGGCGAGCGCGTTGAGGGAAGTGACCATCTGGTCATCACCCACCACCCGCGCCTGAGGAATGGTGGGCTGGCCGTCACTGTCATAGCCAAAGCTGAGCAGGTAGCGCACGCGACGCCAGTCACTGTTGCGGCCGGAGGCAATGGCCTCAAACACAGTCTGCGTCACTTGCGCGGCGGCCTGGGCGGCCAGGCTGTGGGCCAGCTCAATGCGGGCGGGGTCGTAGGCGGGCTTTTGCAGCTCGGCCTCCATGCGGTTGAAGGCAGCGATGTAAGCCAGCTTCCAGCGCAGTGCCTCTTTGCCGGTAAAGCCCATGGCAAGGAGCATGAAGCCGTCGCGGTTCATGCGGTAGGCAGATTCTTGTCGAACGCCACCATTGCCAATCTCAACCTCTTGAGACATACGCGCAAAATTGCGCGCATGTTCTTCACCAATTTCTGCAAGTAAATTTCGAATAGCACGCATCACATCACGATGACGTTTGCCAAAGGACTGTGCGACTTGCAAGCTGGTGGTGGTAACGATGCCGTCGTGAATTGAAAGCTCAGGGCGAGCGGAAACAACGGATGCAGAAGAACCGGGAGTGATGTCAGCCATGGTGAGGCTCCTGTTGATGGACTTTGTGATCCATCACCTCGTCCGCCAAGCCAAGGTGATGGGCCGTGCAGGGTTGGCGGACCGGCAACAGGCACCGGCACACCCTCGCGGGTGTCCCCACACGACCCACCGTAAAACGGTAGCCATGCGTGTACAGCATGCTTAAGAAAGCAAAAGCCGCAGACCATTTGTATGGCGCGGCTGCTGCGCCTGTTGATTTCCGGGCCGCCAAGCCCAGATCACGCGGGAGGGCGTGATGGCAATAATCATACACTGCTAGATACTAGCCAGTAAGACCACTCCGCAAGAACGGTTATACTTCAATGAATTTACTATTATCAGGAGGCTATGTGATTAAAAAAATTTCCAAAGATTATTTTAAAATATCCGCAAAGAATATTCATTTAGACTCAGACAACCCTCGTCATGATTACAAGAGTCGAGAAAGCGAAATTATAAAAGAGCTTTGCGACCCCAAGCTTGTTGCGTTAGCTAAAGATATTGCAGAGATGGAGTCACTAAGCCCATTAGACATACTTGGGGTAGTGCCAAATGAAAATATGAGAGGCCACTATATAGCGCTAGAAGGTAATAGAAGAACTTGCGCACTTCTATTACTTGCGGACCCTAGCCGTGCTCCTGATAGTTCCTATAAAGAAAAATTTGAAAGAATTGCACGCTCAAGAAATATACCGAAAGAATTAACAGTTTATATATTCTCAGATAGAAAAGAGGCACAACCTTGGCTGGACAGACGTCATATGGGCCAACAAGGAGGGGTTGGTACTGCTGACTGGGATGCTAATGCACAAGCACGCCGTGCGAGTAAAGATAATGCAGAAAAATCAACTGCACATGCTAACGTATTAGCACTTGCCGTTGTTGACAGGTTGCTTGGCATTGGTCGAATAAATGAAAATCAGAAAAAAGAAATTAAAATTACCACCCTTGCAAGATATTTAAACAACAAAGGGCGGCAAACTATAATTGGGCTCGGCGGTCTGAGCAAGGACAATCAATTAATATATACACACACACCACATATTGTGGATGAAATTCTAGAAAGATTTGTAATAGATAGCATTCCACCAAACAAAAATGAAAGAGCAATCGTCCATTCGCGTGCTGACGCTAATGATTGCTTAGTTTATTTGCTTAGTATTACAAGAGACAAGCTATCTGAGGCTAATAAACTAGCGCAATCTATTGAGATTCATCCGACAACACCTGCCGTAGCTCCTCAAAACTCAATTACACACTTAGCAAGTCCTGCCTCTATTGGCGGCAGCATCTCTGCAAACGCAGCGACACAACAAGTCAGTTTCTCAGAATCCAGCACGAAAACATCAGATGGTCAATTAACTAACGAACAAGACAACCTGCATAGCGCAAAAGCAGCGAGCACTGAGGCGGCATCAGAAGCTGCCACAGTGGCTACAACTACTCAGAGTGTTGAAGATGTAGCAGGAATAGCTCTTGAAGCACAACCTGCCACAACCAGCACATCCATACCGATTAATGAATCTACTGGAAATTCTTCACCAGGCCGCAGCGTCCAAAATAGAGCTGATAGAAACAAAGTGTTAGAAGCAAAATTCACTGTTCAAGTTAATGACAAAGTTTTGATCAGACTTAGAACAGAAATGCTTTCAACAGAAACTGAAGGGCACGAATTCGCCGCAAATTATCTGCTAAGAGCATTTGTGGAACGAATATTAGTTCTCTACTACAGAAGAAATAATCCCACCCGCAAATATCAAGGGGATCTTGAGCTAGCAAAAAGATGCGCCGAAGAAGTCACGAGAGCAAATGCACCACGAAATATTCAAGATGTTTTGAGCCAATCCTCTAACAACTCACACATCGCACACAGCCTTTATACCTTGGGCACAGGCATCCACGGAGGGACTATCCCAACCAAGCGTCAACTAAATGCTGTTTTTGACACCTGGGAGCCTGCACTTCGCTATATGCTTGATGCAATCTCCGCAAGTACTGCACAAACTGTTTAAAAGCGCTGGCCAGCCAAGCTGCTTTTTGCTATGGTGCTACACAAATGCCTGTTACCCTCTCCCCCCTACGCTACCCCGGCGGCAAGACCCAGCTGACGCCCTTTGTGCTTGATTTGCTTCGTGCAAACGGGATGTTGCGTGGCGTCTACGCCGAGCCGTTCGCAGGAGGTGCAGGCATTGCTTGGCGCTTACTGCTCAACGGTGATGCCGCTGAAGTGTGGCTCAACGACCTGGACCCTGCCATCTATGCATTTTGGCAAACCGTAGTGTTTGAGCCTGATCCGCTTTGTGAGCGCATTCTTGCAACAAATATCACCATGGCAGAGTGGGAAAAGCAGCGCGTTGTCATTAAAAATAGCAATGCCAGCCAGCTGGATTTAGCATTTGCTGTTTTGTTTCTAAACCGAACAAACCGCTCTGGCATCTTAAAAGGTGGCGTTATTGGCGGTAAATCACAGACTGGTAATTACAAGCTGGACTGTCGATTTAACAAAGAAGATATAATCAAGAAAATACAACGCATCCATTCATGCCGCGAAGTTGTGAAAATTACCAGAATGGATGCCGAAGAGTGCCTTAAGGTTTGGGAAAAACAATTACCTAAAAAATCTTTAGTTAATATTGATCCACCCTATTACGAACAAGGGCGAGATTTATATTTAAGTTTTTACCATCCAGAAGATCATGTAAGGCTGGCGAAATTGATTCGCAACCTAAATTGTCAATGGATGCTTACTTATGATGATGTGCCTGAAATTGAGAATTTATATAAAGGCTTGCCTATATACAGAAAAGGCTTGACTTATTACGCACAAGTTAAAAGAAAAGCATCCGAGTTGTTAGTGCTTTCCAAAAACATGATTGCACCCGCTGAGCTTTTGAACTGCGGAGCAATTCCGCTTCAGCTTGAATTAGGCTGCGTAATTCAAGCTGACGCTTCTGATTCAGAAGATTTACTCAAGCTTGCTTGAGGGAATCCTCCCCAACAAGCCTCTGCACCCACCGCACACTCACCCCGTACTCCCGCGCCAGCGCGCGGGTGTTGCGGCCGTTGAACTTGGCGCGCACCTCTTTGGCGATGCGTTCACGCTCCATGACCCGGGGGTTGCGCACGTAAACGGTGGAGCCACCCAGTCGGTCTACATAGCGGCTAACCAACGCCTCGGTCAAATCTTCCACCCGCTCCACGCCATGGCACACGGCGGCGGCTGTCAGCTCTTCACGCAGCACGGCGATGGGGTCCAGCTTGTTGGCTGTTGAGGTTTTTTTGCTCATGGTTTTGATAGCTGGTTGCGCTTGATTCATGGTCATTGCAGGCTAATTGGGGCAAATATGTCTTCGTCGGCTGTACTGGTGGCAGGCTGCGCCACGGCAAGCGGTACGGGGGCGGCCGGTGTTGAGGGCTGTGCGCCCTGCTCTTGCGCGGGTGGTGTGCTGAACAGGTCTGGCGGGGGCTGCACGGTTTGCTCCAGTTGCAGCCATTTAGACTCTGGCCATTTGTGGAGGCCGTTGGCCATGGCGGCATGCAGCGAATAGTTTCGGCAGTTGCCCGCGATGAAGGTTTTGCCGCCACGGCGCACGATCAAGGTGCCATTGGGAACTGTTGCGCAATAGACACGCCCTGCGTAGTGCACGGTTTGGCCGATGTAGCCACGTTTGCCATTGCCACCGCCGTCTAGATAGGCACGCGAGGAAAGCCGTTCATAGACGTGGTATTGCAGTTTGGGGGTGGTGGGTGATTGATGCCCGCTGATGACAGGCCGGTGTTTGGGCTGCACCACCCGCATAGTGGCCGCGTTACCAGTTTTGATGAACAGCTCCTGCATGTCATCAGCCAGCAACCGCGATGTGGTTGCATAAGCCCGGTTTGGCCGGTGGTGCGCTTTGCGCTGCTGCGCCCAACCATCGCCTGCAATAGCGGCGTTCAGGAAGGCTGCGATTACGCTGGGCTTGGCATCTTTGATCCATTGCGGCACGCGGCGCTCATGCTGGAGTGCACCGAGCGGTGCCACGAGGTCGTAGACCTGTTTGCAGGTGAAGATGTATCTGTCATGGGAGACATGGAACTTCCAAGGCAGACGAGCGAGCAGTGCTTCAATTTCAAGACGTCGATGGGGCTTGGTTTGATGGATGGTGACGCGCCTGCGCACATTGCCTTGTGTTTTGCTGCGCACCTCTTGCACGGAGCCTTCTGACACCCACCAGCCAAAGAAAGCGGCCATGTCATGCGCATCTACCGCGACTTCTGGGAACAAAAGGCGGTTTTGCGCTGATATGGAGGCGGGGATGACATAGGCGTCTGCCTGATTGCCTTGCCAGGTGGCCGCAATTTTGAGGGCATGGTGAACGGTGAGGTCTTTCGCCAAGGTAATGGCTGGTGGCACATCCAAGTTCCATTTGCGCACGCCGGGGGCAATGGTTTGATGCGCTTTCTTCAAGGTCACCATGCGGTGCCCAGGCGTTACCAGCACATCAATGGACTTGCCTTTGAGTTGCACCATGTCGCCGCTGTAGGGTTTGTCAATGAGTAGCGATGGCTGCTGGTACTCCATCAGGTCGGTGGACAGGTTGACCGTGGCCAGAAGGTCTTCATAGCAGACATCGCCCCAGCGCTTCCAGCCTGTATGGGTGAGCACTTCAGTTTCAGCGTCAAAGCAGTCCAACACTTCATTGCGTGGGCGGCGTTTGACCCACTTGTAAACGTCCCGGCCTTGCACTTTGGCCAGGATGCGCTGCTCGGCAGTGAGTTGCTCATACCATTCGCGGGACAGTTCTTGGCTGGTGTGCACATAGCCGGGGCCTGGCTCTGTAATGGCGAGCTGGCCCAGCAGCAGGTCTTTGGCGTTGTCTACGCCTACGAGCCACAGCTTGATGCCTTTGGCGATCTTGCGGCCGCGGTGGTTGACCTCCTGCATGCTGCAGGGGCCCACGATGTTGCGGTTGTCGTTGGTGTCACCCTTGATGGCACGGAGGTTGGCAATCCTGGTCTGGGTATTGCGCACCCAGTTGTAGACGGCCTGGGTCTGGTCTGAGGAGTCAATGCTGACTGCAGACAAGCCCAGGGTGCCACCGTGGAGCGCCTGGGGGAAGCGCTGGAGCAGGAACTGCTCTACGGGCTCCCAATCTGCGTCATTGGCTGGGTTGCCGTAGATGACGTGGTGCATCACTGTCCAGCTCTCCAGGCCCCTGCCCCACCCCCAGATGGCGATTTCCCAGCGGTCACGCTGCACGTCAACCCCGGCTGTCAGGTACAGCGCGCCCACAGGTACGCGGCCGAGCGGAAAGTCCTCTGCCCGCTGCTGCAGCACATGCTCGTCGCTGCTTTCGCCCTTCACCTCCCAGGTCTCGCCCAGCGTTTCGTTGGTGAAGCTGGTCATGGGGCCCACGTCACCAGCCTGCATGGCACGGTAGGCTTTTTCGTGCTCGTCCACGATGCTGGCCCATGTGCGCTGGGGGCTGTAGGCCGCCCAGATGTGCACACCCAGGGTGCGCGGTGGCCGGCAGGGCTCGCCCTTGGCGTTGCGCCACTGGCCATCTGCGTCGTAGCGGATGCCGGTTTTCTTGCAGACCCATGCGCCGGTCAGGGGCCAGCCGCCGGGCAGGTAGTCTGCCTGGGTGATGCTTTCGCGGCAGTGGGGGCAGACGTGGCGCACGGTTTCGGGCTTGCCTTTTTCCCACTTGAAGCCATAGGGCAGGTCTTTGCTGCCCCAGATGAGCGGATGCTCACCACCGCAGTGCGGGCACTCTATGTGGTACTGCACATAGGCATCTGATTCTTCACAGGCACGCTCTACGTGGCACAGGCCTTTGATGCGGGGCGTGCTGCCGCCCACAAACTTGGGGTACGGCGCGCCCTCCAGACGGCCCTTGGCCAGGCTGCCGGGGTCGCCGGACTTCTCAATGGTCTGATCGAATGCGGACCATTCATCCAGAATGGACACGGCCACCGTAATACGCCGGTAAGCGCGTGCCGCCTTGCCGCCGAGCAGGTGCAGCACCGAGTCGCGGAAGGGCTTGTACTTGATGGTGTCCACCACGCCCTTGCCCTGCTTGCGTGCAGCGCGCACGGCGGGCACGCCGTCCAGCACGGGCTCAATCTCGCTTTTGACGTAGCTGTCCCGGTCATCATCCGTGGGCTGCCATAGCGCCTGCTTGCGGCGGCGGTGGGCGATGTTGTAGGCCACAAAGGCCGTGATCATCTTGGTATAGCCCACGCGCTTGGACTTTTTGACGGCCAGCTCCTCGATGCGGTCATCGCTCATGAAGTCCAGAATGCCGCACTGGAAGGGCCACCCTACCCAGCCGCCCTTCTGGTGGCTGGACTCACCGGCCAGGATGAAGTGCTGGGCCGCCCACTCGCTCAGTGTCTGCGGCTCATCGGCGCGCAGGCTGTCCAGCCCCAGCCGCACAGCGGCCTTGATGGCGTGCAGGGCTTCTTTACTCAGGGGCGCGGTCATCGTCTGCGTCCTCCTGGTCTTCAGTCATGCCATCCACTTGATCGGATACCAGCTTGGCTGTGCTGCGAATCCATTCATTGCGCGCATTGGCCAGCGTGCGCAACACCACCACCCGTGCGTCCTCTGGCAGGTCGGGGCAGGCCTTGCGCAAGTCACCCTCCACCTGGTCCATGCGGTCCACCACGGCAGATGCCGCCTGGCCCAGCACGTCAGCCAGCAGGCCGATGGGGGCGAACTCGCCACGGGCCACGGCGTTTTTCAGCTCCTGCGCCTCGCGCTGCGACCGTGCCAGGGCTGCGCGCTCCTGCACCAGATCCAGCCCACCGACTGAGGCACGGCCTGCCGCCATGTCACGCAGGCGCTCGCAATACCCCAGCAGCCAGCTGTGGGCGTTGTCGCCCTTGACCAGCACTCCCTCGCTAATCAGCGTGCTCACCCGGGCTTCGCTGATACCCACAATCTGCGCGAACTCCGCTTGCGAAATAGGAGCAGCCAAATAAGGCAGTATCTTCACTTAACCCCCTTAGGAGCACCACAAAACACTGAGACAGCGCGGCGCGAATTACCCGCGTCCGAGGCTGCCGGGAAGGACCCGCGCACCCCAGCCACCATGACAGCCGCCGCCCTCATACGCCTGCCGCCTCACGAATGCGGAAGCGCACACGCTTGGCCAAGTAGTTCTCGGCGTCTGCACGCTTGGCCACCTTGTCCATGTCCAGCCGTTGTGTGTAGATACCCTGCTGCACGAACAGCAGCACAGCACGCACTTCCATCCCTTCATGCCCCATGACTGCCCAGATGCCAGGGCGCAGATGTTGCCCTCTCCCCCCCTTAGAACCGTGGCTGACAAAAAAGCGCTGGCCACGCACATGCTTGGTCCACCCTTTTTGCCCCATGGGAATGTCATCTTTGCGGCTGTTCTTGTGGATGCGCTTATAGCCCTTCTCGGACATGTTCACCTTTGCACCACCGCCTTGAAATGACTGCAAGTAGCTGAGAAGCTTCTTGAGAAAATCCCCCCTCAGGTTGCCCTTACCATCATCGCTCCCAGGGAATGGACCACCGTATTTTTCGTCAGGGATAACAGTTTGGTAGCCATTAGGCAGGATGCGCGCGCGGCGCAATGCCACCTCGCTGCGCTTGTCACGGCGCCGACCACCCCACGCCTGGGCATTCAGGATCTTCTGCGGGTCAACACCATCTCCACCCTTTCCCTTGGCTCGGCCCATGTAGGCAGGCTCGATGGTCACGCTCAGGCGCTCTGGCGTGGCCCGCTTGAACCGTGGGCTGCGCAGGATGTAATCCGTCGGGTCTTTGAACACCACACGCATTTCATCCTGCATCGCCCTGCGCACCTCAAAGCCCACGTCATTGAGCGCCTTGGCAGCAGCCACGGCCATCTGCCTGCCGCTTAAACCGTGCAGCACACGCAGCGCCTCAGCTTGCCCAATCAACTTGGAATCAAAGCGTACGTGCATGGCCGCCCTTTCTTGCCATCTCCTGCGCCCAGCGCCGGATCGTGGGCGACACCTGCTCCCCCGCCTCAATGCGCGCCATGATGCGCTGCCAGTTCGACCGAGCCACCTCGCGTGGGCCAGCAGCGCGCTCACGCACCATGCGCAGCACCTGCTCCACCTGCTGCCCAGGCTTGGAGCCAGCACGCGGCAGCATGCGCACCGCAGGGCGCGGCGCAGCCTCACACAGCTGCAAAAACTCGCCAGCCGTAGGTGGGCGCGGCCCCACCGGCAGGTTGTCCAGCGCGTGGGCCACCGCAGCGGGGTTTTGCTCAAAATCACGCAGCACGCGCCGCCAGTCAGCGCGCACAAACTCCATGTCCAGCCCCTGCCACATCTTGGCCCAGCCAGCGCCGTAGCGCACAGCCAGCACAGAGTGGATCTGGACCACAAAATCAGCGTCTTGCATCTGCATCATTGCGCCACCTCAATCAAAGCCGGGGCCGCAGCCTGTGCGGCAAAAAAGGCATAGCCATCCACCACCGGCGCAGGCTTTGCCACAGGAGCCTGCGCAGCCGCCAGCGGAGCCAGGTCCGACATGCGCTCACGTGCCGCACGCTCCACAAACGACTCAGCCGCTGCCGCAGGCTGCTGCATCGTCGCCAGCACCCGGTCCACGTAGGCCGGCAGGTAGGCAATGCCCTCCCTGGCCTCCAGCCGCGCCTTGGCCACCGCAGCACGCATCTGCCCCACACTCAGCCCCGCAGCCACCCAGCCTGCTGCCAAGGGCCAGAATTTTTTCCGGCTCTGCAAGTCGGTCGGGTCCACCTCCACGCCAAAGTCCTGGCCGAACACCACCGACCACGCAGCCTCAGAGCTGGGCACGGCATCATCTGCCAAGCGCTCCGGTTGAACGCCCGTTGCATCGCCGCCGTCTTTTGGAGACGAAGTCTCTTTTCTATGGTTCTGGTTCTGGTTCTGGTTGGTTGAACGTCCGTTGAACGCCCGTTGAACGCCCGTTAAACCGCCTTCATCACTGCCACCACCATTGGCAGAAGCACCCTTTTTCGCACCCCTTGCCTTGGCAGACGCTTGCCCTGCCTTGCGTTGCTGCTCTTGTTTTTGGTGATAGGCGGCAATCTCCGCATCACAGCGCTCGTTATGCCAGCCGTCCTCAAAGCGCTCCGGTTGAACGCCCGTTGCATCGCCGCCGTCTTTTGGAGACGAAGTCTCTTTTCTATGGTTCTGGTTCTGGTTCTGGTTGGTTGAACGTCCGTTGAACGCCCGTTCAACGGGCGTTAAACCGCCTTCATCACTGCCACCACCATTGGCAGAAGCACCCTTTTTCGCGCCCCTTGCCTTGGCAGACGCTTGCCCTGCCTTGCGCTGCTGCTCTTGTTTTTGGTGATAGGCGGCAATCTCCGCATCACAGCGCTCGTTATGCCAGCCGTCCTCACACAGCGTGAAGAACTCCTCAAGGACGATATCGAGCGCAGCGCGCTGCTCATCCGTCACAGCCCGCACACGTCTTGCCAGCTTTTTCACATCGCTGTTCAACGGGCGTTCCGTGTCGTAATACAAATCCAACAGTTCCCGGTACAACGCCCGTTCAACGAACGTTAAATGGATGGTTGCGCTGTTGAAGTCGCCAATATGGTGGGGATAGTGATTCATCGTTTTCTGCCTCCGCCCCACACTCACACCAGCGCCTGCTGCTGCGGCACCGCCCGAATAGGCGTGATATCGTGGCCCGTCACGCCGCACTTGCGCAGCACCTGCAGGCGCTCCACCCGCCGCGCCTTCACCAAGCCATTGACCGTGCTGGAAATGCTCGACATATCCACCCACGCACCCGTCGCATTGAAATACGCCGTGCGCAGCTCCTTGGCAGACATATTCACCACCCCCTGGCGGTGCTGCTCAATCAACACAGCCAGCAAACGGCCCTGAAACTGCGCCATCAGCTTGGGGCTCAGCCCCCAGTACGCCTGTGCCTTGGCATCCAGCGAAGTGACAAACGCCACCCCACCGCCACCAGCAGCGGCAGCAGCTGCCACAGGCACAGCAGCCATCGACTCAGCTTGCATAGTTCACCTCCGATATCGAAGTGCAGGAATAAAAAGCCCCGACCACTGCACTGCAGCGTGTTGACGCTGCCGGAGACATGAGCAGCCACCCGCAGCACAGCATGGGAAAAGTCAGGGGGGAAAAACTTTGAGATATCGCGCGCATAGCCATCAGCTCTCACGCTCACGCCTGGCCACGCGGCCAGCCACCGTGTTCACCAGCGCCGTAATACCGGCCATCAGCTCATTGGCCTCATGCTCCACACGGCGCAGCGCATTGGCACTCACCGCCCCGCGCTCAGGGCGCAAGGCATCTGCAGCAGCAGCGGTGAAATCACCCATCGCCTGCTGCACAAAGCGAAAAGCCTCCCAGGCATCGCCCTGGGCCACATCAGGGCGCGCACGCAGGCAGGTATGGTCCAGCTGCGCAGCCATGGCGTGCAGCACATACGGCAGACCGGACACCACCTGCAAGGCCACCGCCTCCTTCAACGTCAGGTGGTGCGTGGTGTTGTTGGGGTTGAGCTTGTGCTGCAGCGTGTTGGCCGACACCCCCATGCGCTGCGCCAGAGCACCAACACCACCAGGCACCTCCTGGGCAATCAAAAACGCCGCATCCAGCACATCCATGCCGCGGGCAATGTCGGCTTTGCCTGCACTTTCGCCATAGACCGGCACTGCGGCCGCCATGAAACTAAAGCCTGTCATCAGCCCCCCCTTTCGGAGACACCATGGCAACAGCACCCACACCAACCGCAGCACCAAGCGCAGAAGAATTTGCAGCCCTGCAACTACGCGTCACAGCGCTGGAGGAGTTTCTGGCCCAGCTGGCCACCATCCTGGAATGCGAGCGCCGCGGCTTCACCGCAGAGCGCATGAACCACTGGCTGAACATCTGCACAGCCAAAATGATCACCACCGACAGCGCCAAGCCCGAAGAAGTCGCCGCACTGCGCCGCTTGCAAGGCATCGTTGTGGGGTAAGCGCCATGCTGCACAGCCGCAACACCCGATATGGCGCCTGCACACTCCGTGGCTACGATGGAAGCTCCGACACCAACCATCGAACCACAGAGGGCAGACATGAAACGGGACATGGACTTGATACGGCGGATTGCCCTTGCAATCGAAGAACTCCCGCCCGACGAACCTTTGAAGGACCTACCAGGCGTAGACGCCCATGTGTTTGCCCTGCACGCGCAATGGATGCAGGAAGCAGGACTCGTCACAGCCACGTTGCACCCAAGCAATGGCCGCGAGCCAGCGGACTTCGCAATGATCTGGCGACTGACCTGGAATGGCTGCGAATTTGCCGAAGCCGTACGCAGCGACACTCTGTGGGCCAAGGCAAAAAAGCAAGTCATAGCGCCCTCAAGCTCCTGGACCTTTGGAGTGCTGACGGACTGGCTCAAGTCCGAGATCGCGAACGGCCTCAGCAAAATCGCTGGCAGCTGACAGCACAGCCCTCAGCTCCAGCGCACATGCCAGCAAGGCGTTGTCACATGCCGTCACCAGCGATACCGCTGACGACTGATCGGCTGGCCAATAGCACAGAGAGGAATTGGCCTGCCGCGCCCAGCGCTCTGCAAGCAAGAGCAACTCTTTGGTATCTGTCTGCTTGTCACGCATGACCGCCCCCCTTCACCACAGCCCCTGGGCCGCGCTTGTTGGAACATGCCGCGCGCAGATCAATGCCCTGCAGCTTGTCTTTACCGACTTCTGCCAAGTACTTCAGACGTGCATGGGGAACGCCGTCATGCCGCCACTTGCTGACGCTTGGCATGCGGACTTCACAAAGACGCGCAACCTCGGCGGTCCCGCCCAGGGCGTCGATAACTTTGGCTGCATGAAGATTCATGCATCAAATGTTAGATCAAGCTAACTACAGATGCAAGCCTAGGCGAACAAATATTTAGTTAGGCTACGCTAATGAAAACAGTGCAAGAACGACTCCACGAGATTTTCCCGCCGCCATTGCAACGGGGTCTTATGGCACGCATTGCTGAGATTTGTGAAGTAAGCCGCCCCACGGTTTCGGCCTGGTTTAACTCGCCCGAAAAGGTCTCCACCATCAGCCGGACAAATGCAGAACGCATTTGTCAACACTTCGGCCTGAAGATCAGCCCCGCATGGCTTGCAGAAGGAATTGGAAGCAAAGAGCTGCCACAAGGCGTTGAAATAGGCGCCGTCACCTTCTTGCACAGTAGCAATGTCGAACCCGGCCCAGACGTAAAAGGCAAAGTTCCCCTTGTCTCTTGGGTTCAGGCCGGTGCTTGGTGTGAGGCGTGCACTCCTGTGGATGTATCAGAAGTAGAGCGCTGGCTTGCTTGCCCAGTGCCACATAGCAAAAGCACATTTGTACTGCGCGTGCGCGGAGACAGCATGACAGCCCCCACGGGCAATGCGCGCACCTACCCGGAAGGGTGTCTGATCTTTGTAGACCCGGAGCGCCGCGCTCCCGTCAACGGTGACCGCATCGTGGCCTGCCTGGTCGGCAGCAATGAGGTGACATTCAAAGTCTTCAAAGACGAAGACGGCCGCCGCTGGCTGCAGCCCCTGAACCCCAGCCACGAGCCCATCCGGCAACCCTTCAAGGTGCTGGGCACAGTGATTGGGAAGTGGGAAGATGGGTGAAGTCGGACAATATGCTGGAAATATTTGAAATCATTCGCCAAGCTGACAGCGGGACTCAAGAGCCTTTCATCTGCCGCGGCATGGATCAGGAAATCTACTATGTCAAAGGGGGCAGAAGGACCAACAGATCAAGCTTGATTCACGAGCATTTGTGTGCTGAGTTAGCCCAAAGACTTGGCCTCCCACAGCCTCCCTTCCACCTCGCTCACATTTCAGAGGACTTGATCGAAGAAACGCCTGCTCACCTCGCATCAATTGGAGCCGGTGTATCTTTTGCCTCACAAGAAAGACCAGGATGCACACTACTCACTCCACCACAAGTGGACAGCATTCCTTTGGAGCTGCGCCAAAAATTACTAGTTTTTGACTGGTGGATCCTGAATGGGGACAGGCAAGACTGGAACAGCAACCTGCTTTGGGATCAGTCGAGCATGGAAGTCACGGTGATCGATCACAACTTGGCGTTCGACCACACACTTAGCTTAGAAACTTTCTTGGAGTACCACATCTTTCGGGAAGACTGGCACACTATTGACCTTGCCGCGAGGGCACAGTATCAAGCGCTGCTCTGCGATGCAATGAGCAGCACCTTCCTCAAGGCCTGTGGGACTATCCCGGAGGAATGGTTCTTCCTACCACCGGACTGTGTAGATCCTGCCAACATTGATCTCAATTGGATCCAGCAAACCCTCGCACGTTGCGAGTCGGATAAATTCTGGAGGTTGCCATGACACCTCTTGCATGCCGCTACTCAATCATTCAATTCACCCCTTTTGCTGAAACAGGAGAGTTTGCCAACATTGGCATCGTTCTCGCTTGCCCTAAGACTGGCTACTTCAGCTTTTTGATTGAAAGAAAGAAGTACCGTCGTATTACTTCTTTTTTCAGAGGGATCGAGCGATCGCACTACGTTGCTGCTGTCGATTCGACGGTGGATGAGTTGAATTTTGTCCTGAACTTCATCAACAACAAGAACCATGTAAGCATTGATCCTGAAAAGGTCAGGCACTTCATGACATCTTTGACTCGCCCCCGCGAGGCAATCATCAAGTACAGCCCTGAGCGTGTAGTTATGTGCGCAGATCCTGAAGGCATGCTCAAAAAATTGTTTGCGCACTACGTTGAGCATGACTTTGCCACGAGGGAGTATGTTGAAGAGCGCATTAACTCCCACATCAAGTCAATCCTTGATGAGCTGCGTTTATCGACGCCGTTCAAGCAAGCTCGGCTGGGCTCTGATGCCATCAGCACTCAATTTAAATTCGTGCAGATTGCTGATGACAAACCCATCAAACTCATCAAAGCGTTGAACTTAAGTCACAAAGATCCTATCGAAATAGGTGACCATGGTGATACTTGGGTTAGCCGGATGAAACGACTCGAACGAGCAAACCCTTCTGCTATGCCTAAGAAAAGGCTTTTCACAGTTGAACTGCCTCCTACAGAAGACGCAGTTCGCTGGAAAGAAAGTCTTGCTGTGATTGATAACCTACAGGAAATTGGTATTCAAATCGTTGATACAGCCTCACCAACAGCGGATGAAGATATCAGCAGATTTGCACTTGCCTCGTAATGACAGAAGCCCGCCGCAAGCGGGCTTTTTTACGCCCTCGACCCCACCGCTCCAACCACCTGAGCACCCATACCAGATACAAACTGGCAGCTCCCCCACACCCAGCATCCAAACGGCACAGCCATCCAACCTACAAGCCCACCACCTGGCGGGCTTTTTTTTCGCCCCCTGCCGTCGCACCACCCCAACATTCCCGACGAACGGTAGCTTAATCTTACCAATTTGTTAGCCTTATCTATTGATTAAACGTTAGCTTGGTCTAACAATAGACCCAACGCAGCAATGCGCTGGGCACCACGGCATCGACCGGGCCAGCCCCGGTCTTTAACAAGAGAGTGGATAAGGCAGCCTTAAAGCTTCAAGCTGATCGTGAACGTAAATGCGCTAGGCTCTGGCCAGCCCTCATAGTCGTCAGACAGCTCGTCATACAACGAGCGGTTAACGATATCGTCCGGGATACCAAGCCCTGATAGATAGGCAACCGGGTCTTTACGCCATGCGTCCTCATCAAATGTGAAATCAAACAGGGCCACTTGCTTATCAAGCAATGGCTGCAGACGCTCAAGCTCATCCTGTGTATAGAAGTCTGCTGGGTGCTGGTCCAGTTTTCGCTCATTGCAACCGCGACACAAAAGGACCAAATTCCCCGGCTCTAGATGACCGCCTAACGCCATGGGCAGATGGTGGTCAATACAGCGATTGGAAGCAACTTGCTCCCCGCCTGGATGCGTGAGCACACCACACTTGAAGCACCGAAAGGCAAACAAAGCATAGAACTTCTCTTTGAAATGCCGCTGAATAGGCCGCAGGACAAAGCGTCCCCAGAGCAGACGCTTCTCTTTGCTACGCTGCCCACGATAGATTTCAACACTCGCTTTTTTCGCCATCTTCCCTCCTCAACCTTTTGGCGGAAAAGCAAATCTATCAACTGCGCCTTACATCCACTCAATCAACCGGATAAAAGCACCAATGCCAGCAGCCGAGAGGCCCCTGAGCATACGATGCCCACCCCTTCCACACAGGTGGTACCAAAGTGTGTGAAACCGCCCACTCCCTGCCGCGAGGCCATGCCAAGTGCACCGAGCATGCCCTGTGACCGGCACAGGGGGCGATTCCCAGGCCAACCCCGCTGCCCATATGCCAAGCAGCCGCGCTGGTCAGGACGCCTACCTGTTGTGGCGCGGTAACAACATGAAGCAACTGACTGCAGCCGGGCTGGCTGCGGTCAGTGCAAACCCAAGCACGTTGCATGCAAAGTGCTTGGGTTTGCATGAAGCCCTCATATCAATACTCCTGCGTAGGAGCTTTTCCAGACTTTCCCTAACATTCAAGCGTCATGCTCAATAGCAGAGTTGAGTATCAGCTACAGCCATGCAATCTTTGTCTTTCACTGAATTAGAGACACTGACTAAACTTTCAACTAATTAAGTCTAGGCATTAATCTGCAACTCAACTAGACTACAAAGGGGAAAAATTTATCTATACAACCATACCATGAGGAAACATTCTTGCCTTGCGTTTATTTCAAATAGAACTTCTACTACTAGCAACCACAATAGCAAATGAATTGATCTGAGCAGTAAATTTAATTACTCTGCGCGAAGTTAAAATATATTAATCAAGGATACGAAAATGGGACTTATACTACAAATTTTTCTTATATTTGTAATAGGTGTTGTACTATTGCTATTCTTTACTATTAAATCATCAAATGATTATGTCAAGGAAATGTGCTCTAAATTAAAAATACAGGCTTATGCTCATAAGGATACTCTAGCACGGAAAAGGAGTATCTACGTACAGACTGGTGAATATAACGAAGTTATCGACATACAATGGAGAAAAGAAGTTAATAAGTTTATTTCTCTTGTTCTTGACGGAAATTTTCACCGCAACGCTATATATAATAATGAAACCTACAACAAACTATATAAAATAGTTGATGATGCTGCATTAAGCGTTGATATTAATAAATTTGGGAAAACGCCTAGTAATATCGATTACATGAATGGCATTGAATACGAAGACTTCTGTGCTGAAAGATTAAAAGAATTTGGATGGGAGGTGACGAAAACAGCTGCAACTGGAGATCAAGGAGTAGATTTAATAGCCACGAAAAATAGAGTTAAAGTAGCTATACAATGCAAAAGGTACTCTGGGTCAGTTGGAAATGCTGCAGTTCAAGAAGTCAGTGCAGGTAAAGACTATTGGCATTGTCAGCATGCAGTTGTTGTTAGCAACTCTAACTATACTCCATCTGCTAAAAATCTTGCCAATAAACTTTCTGTGAAACTCATACATCACAACGAAATTAATGATCTATACAAAGAAATAACATCCTTTAATTAAAACTAATTCATTTAATTAAATTATCAGCAAATAAACGATGTTTATTTATTAGTGAACAAAAATTTAAATTTCTGATTAATAACTTCCCTTACAGCCCACCACCCGGTGGGCTTTTTTTCGCCCCTGCACATGCTGCAGGGCCATGCAGCGAGCCTTTTTGCCACTGTGCGGGTGTCAGCCGCGCCAGCTTCCCTCTTGGCTGGCGTGGTGGTGAAAAGGCTCACCCCATGGCAAACGCCAACACTTTTCAAGCCGGGTTGTGGGCCCAACTCCTCCCTCCCTCACTTCCCACGACACGCCAAGGCTGCAGGCTTTGCTTGGCACCGGCTTTCTTATTCCATGCGTCACGGAGAAAGACCATGCAAACCCCCACCACCGAAGCTGCGCACCAGCGCATACGCGCCAACGCGCCTGAGTACTTTGGGTTCAGCGATGTGGAAGACCCCACCATGTGGCTAGCCTTCTACCTAAAAAACTTGGCAGACCAGGTAGCACTGAAACACCTGTACCAGACGCAAGACTTTGACGAAGGCACCACACACGCCCTGCACTTCGCCTGCGTGCTGCTCACCGACAAGGTGTGCGAAACAGCCAAAGAGTGCCAACGCTGCGGCCAGCTGCCCTTTGCCTGGCATGGCACGCAGTACTTTCGCCGCCACTGCGCAACGCAGGGGCCCATACATGCCACCCACTGAGGTGGCTTTTTTACGCCCCACAGGAGACCAGCCATGCACCACCTCCCCGGCCGCCTGACTTTGCCCCGTGTGTCCGTGTTAAGCCCTGCGTTTCGCTACACCAGCGCCGCCGCCACCAACGTGGCCGAAACCATCGAGCGCGAGCGCCGCCTGCAGGCCCAAGAGCAAGCCCGGCAACGCAGCACCAGCCATGCGGGCCAGCACACGCTGCCCGGCATACCCAGCCAAAACCGCCCCACGCGCCTGGTCGCAGGGCTGGGCCACAAAGTCATTGAACTGCCCTCTTTGTGATTGGAGAGCACATGCACCCCCGCGCCTACCATGTTCAAGTTGTCACACCCCAGGGCCGCAGCGCCTACATCACCCTGGCAGACGGCGGCTGCACCGCAGTTGCCCACGCCATGCAGCACTTCCCCAGCGCCCGCCGCATCAGCGCCAAGCCCGTGCGCACCAGCTCCGCTGGATGAACTGCTGCACCAGCTGCGCGCCCACGACCTGCGGCGCAAGCAGATTCTGAACGCTATCGAAACCAAAGCAGCCAGCGCACACCCAGCCTTTGCATCACTTCAAAACTACTTTGAAAGCGAGCAACGGCGTGCGTGGGGTGCTCTGAAATTTGCAAACCGCAAGCTGCACCTATGACCACCACCAAACCCCACGGCTACTGGCAGCGCAATGCCCAGCTGCTGCGCGACCAGGCCAAAACCATGACCTGCAAAGAGCTGGCCACAGCGCACCACGCCACGCCCAAACAGATCCGGCACCAGCTGCACCTGCTCAAAACCACCTGCAAAAGCGCCAAGCTGGCGCGCCATGAGCACCTGAGCGAGCTGTGCAAAAAGCAGCTGTCTGTGCGGCAGATTGCAGAGCTTGAGGGCAAGACCACATCTGCCATCTACCAGGAGCTCAAGCTGCACGGCCTGAGCACCATCAACACCCAGCTGCGCTGGACAGAAGCCGCCATTGCAGAGCTGACCGAGCAGGCACAGACACGCACCGCCGCAGAGCTGGCTGCCCTGCGCCAGTTTGAGCTGAAGTACATGTACAAGCTGCTGCGCCGCTTTGGCATCAAAACGCGCCCACACCGCACCGTGGTGCCGCGCTCCCCAAAGCCCAAGGCGGCACCCAAGCAGCGCACCGCTGCCGCATACACGCCCGTGCTGCGCAAGCCAGCGCAGCCGGCCTATGCACTGCCACAGCCCAAGCCCCAGCCAGAAATCATCTGGCCCGCCCATGTGCAAGTGCAGCGCATCACCACCCGCATTCCAGACAACGCGCCCATGTGCGCCAGCACCAGCCGCAAACCACTGGTGCTGGGCAAAAACTTCTGCAACGGCCCACGGGCCACCTAACGCACACACACCATGCAACACAGCAAGCTCACCCCCGTCCTGCTGGGCATTACCGGCCTGGCCAACGCAGGCAAAGACACACTGGCCCAGCTGCTGGCCACCCACTGCGGGGCCCGCACCATGGCCTTTAGTGACGGTATTTATGCCGAAGTAGCTGAAGCCTTTGACTGCACCATCACCGACCTTGCCCTGCGCAACACCAAAGAGCAGCCACAGCCCTGGCTGGCACTGGTGCACTGCCGTGACGTGGCCTTTGTGCAGCGCATGCAAGACCACTGTGCCGCCCAGGGCCACGCCCTGGACCTGATGGCACCACGCAGCCCCCGCACCATTTTGGAATGGTGGGGCACTGAATACCGCCGCCACCAGAACCCCGCCTACTGGGTCCACACCGTGCGCCAGCGCATCCAGCGCCTGCGCAGCGTGGGCTGCAAGATGCCCATAGTGATCAGCGACGTGCGCAAGCCAGACGAAGCCGCCATGCTGCGCGAGCTGGGCGGCCACCTGTGGCGCATCACCCGCCCCGGCAGCGAAGTGCAGACCGCCCACGCCACATCCACCACCGGCCAGGAATTTGCGCCAGACCTCACCCTCATCAACTGCCATGACATTGCGCACCTGCAGGGCCTTGCATTGGCGCATTGGGGGGAGTTGGTGCGCAAGCAGCACCGCTCAAGTTTGGTAGCTGCTGGGGCTTGATAACGCAACCCTAGTCAGCAGCCCAAACAAGGGAAAACTCATCAAAGTCATACACCTTAGATACAGATGGCTGATCAGCACACACAAAGATTTACGCCATAAGTCATTGAAAACAATGAAATAAATAATTTAAGGAATAATTTCAACACGTTTTTGTTGTTCTTGGTAAAATTGGCGCACCCCAACATCAACGCTGTTCACAGCACACGACAAGGTTTGTTTACCGCATGATCCAAGAACATACAAAAGAGCAAGTCGAACAAATTATTGAGCCGTACATCAATACGCTACGCACGTGCGTCTTAGATGCTTGGCAGAGCTGGCGCCAAAGCGATCACGCCAGCCACCTGCACTGGAAAACAGTCATGGGCAATGCCATATGCAACTACTTCCTAAAGGAAGCAATGCACAACTTCTATGCCCAAAGCGCACATGTTCGCGTTTCAACGAAGCAACCATACGTTGGCTTATACATTGCAAGTGCCCTTTATGTACGACTAAAGAAGGGTAAACACAGCTTAAAAACCAGCAATGTCCAGACTAAATCCGCCAAGTCTTTTCACGACAAATCCATATCTATTCCGTCGCTTGAAGGCTTGACTCGTTTAGAACTTGTGTACGTACCTTCTAAAGATTTGTTCGACATTGAACGCATCATGCTGGTTTCCAAAAACTTGGGCCGAATTGACTGGACAATCGATCTACTAGAACAGGCGCAGCCTGAACAAACGAATTTGGAAATGTTCGTACAGCCAGAGCCACAAGGCACAGCTGCACAACGAGTGATAAAGAAGAAGGGTGGTACCTCGGATGAACGCAAACAGCTATCAGCAGGAAAGGGTGGCTCATAACCACTTTCGGCCAGAGCTGCTAAGCCTGCGTCGCCGCATGCTTGGGCTCAGCCAAACTGAGTTAGCTAAAGCAGCCGGAATTTCACAAGGCACCTTGTCAAAGACCGAGCAAGGCCTTAAGGAAATTTCGGCCAGTCAAATCGAAACGCTTGCAAGTGCACTCAACTGCCCTGCAAGCTTCTTTTTTCAGCCAGAACGTGAGTATGGGCCACCATTAAGCATGCACGATGGCATGTATCGCAAAGGCGCTGTCAGCATTAAAGCTATTGATAAAATAGTAGCAGAGCTTAATACCCGAATTGCACACGCCAGAACCCTCCTAAAATCGTGTGAAATTGAGGCTGAGTTGCCTCTCCCATTCTACGACCCAGAGGATTTTGAAGGCGATTTCGAAAAAATAGCCGCCAATGTGCGCCGCGCATGGCTCATGCCAAGAGGCCCCATTAAGAACCTGACAGATTATATGGAGCGTGCCGGCATACTAATTATCAAGTGTGATATGAGTGGTGCCCGCATTGATGGAGTTAGCTATCAAATCAGCGGCTTACCGCCTATCGTATTCATCAACAACGACATTCCTGCTGACCGTGAGCGCTTTACCTTAGCCCACGAACTTGGGCATTTAATCATGCACAAGTACCCCACAGAGAACATGGAGACTGAAGCAAATAGCTTTGCCGCAGCCTTCCTGATGCCTGCGAGTGATATTGCACCTGATTTAAAAGGCGTTACACTGGAAAAAGCTGCTGCCTTGAAACCATATTGGAAGGTATCTATCGGCTCGCTGCTCTACAAAGCCAAAACGCTGAAGTCAGTAGAAGACGGGGCAATGCAATACATGTGGCGAAAACGCTCTGCACTGGGCTGGGCAACCAGAGAACCTGCATCGTTGGACTTTCCTAACGAGCAGCCGACGCTCCTAAGCGCCCTCATTCAGAACATGCAGGATGACCTTGGCTACTCTCTGGAAGAACTTGCAACCGCGCTACATTTGCACATGGATGAAGTCTGCCAGATGTATGGAATCAGGCCAAAGCGACCTATGCTTAAAGCAGTTTAAAAAAGCCCGCAACAGCGGGCTTTTTTCACATCAATTCCGTGATAACGATTATATAAAAATTAATTTTCATCTTCAGATAACTTCACCAAATCACTACTCAATTTCTCCATTAATTCACCAACAAGGGATGGCTCCCAAGACTCAAAGTTTTTCAAATAATTAATTATTTTTTTAAGTTTTACTTGATTACTCAGTTTAAATTCTGTCCCTATTAGATTCTCATAGAATGCTGTTAGTCCGCTAGATATTCTCAAATCATCACCCTGAATACTAGAATGAATTGGCTCTATTTCTTCTATGTGATCATCCTTACCATAAGTACAACTATGCTGTATATCAAGATTACGCCATATACCTAAAAAAATCTTCAATGACTGTTCTTGACTGAGCTTGGCTCTATATCTATAAAAAAATGAATTTACTCCAGCAATAAATGTGAGAATTCTAACTTCACTACTAGGATACCGCCCAGATGCATCACCTCCTTTATAAAACATAGAATTTACCTCATTCAATGCCTTACCCGTACATTTAAAAATTTCTTCCTCACCCAACCAAAGATTCAAAAATTTTTGATCAGAAAAAGGCATTCCACCATAGAAATTTGAAAAATTCTCAAAATTGTTTTTCCCGAAATTCAACAAAGTAAAAGATATTCTTGCACCAAAATAGTCAGCAAATCCTTCAATTGCCACCGACTCTATCTTTCTTGTATCTTTAAACTTGTTATGTTCACAAAGGCAATGTGCAAATTCATGACCAGCAACAATTAGTGAAATCAAATACTTAATAGGTGTATCAATTTTGAAACTTGCCATATCATTTGATATAACAATTTTTTTATCTTCACCTTGACCTCTAACAGCTATATGATTTCTAGCCCCTTCTTTTGTAATTGAAATTTTACATTCATCTTTGTTAACGAAAAATCCAGATAAATCTTCAATGGATTTTTTTAAAAATTCCTCAAAATTCATTTATTTCTCTCTTTAAAAAACCATACACATTTTATATATTTGTTGCATTTTTTTTATAGCCTGACTACAATTCTTCTGTCACGCCCGTAAAGCGTGATCAGGGTTGGAAGCCTGTAATACCGCTTGCGGCGACAAAGCCGCACCTCGCTCCGCAGTTGTGCGGCTTTGTCGTCTGTGGCCCCAGTTTCTGGTGGCTCGGAGGGGGAGCCGCAAGGCTCGCCGGTTCGCGCAAGCGGTCCCGGTCTTCCAACCCCTTCGAGTCACCGCCATTCGGTTGGAAGCGAAGGCGGTGGTTGTAGCAAATATGACCGCAAGGAGGCCGCCATGGCTGAAATCACGCCCTTCAACTTTGGTTCCAACATCGTCCGAGTTGTTTCTCGTAATAACGACCCTTGGTTCGTTGCTAATGACGTCTGCAAAGCACTCGGCTATAGCAATACCAGCAAGGCCATAGCTGATCATCTTGATGATGACGAACGCTATAACGAATCGTTAGACCGTGGCGGCAGCCTGCTTCTGATCAGCGAATCCGGCCTCTACGCCCTCATCCTTCGCAGCCGCAAAACCGAGGCACGCAAGTTCGCCAAATGGGTCACCAGCGAAGTGCTGCCCACCATCCGCAAAACCGGCAGCTACCAAAGCGACACCCAGAGCCAGCGCACCGCACTGGCCCACCAGCTGGCCAGCCAGGCCACCGCGCAGGTGTTTGACACCGTGTTCCGCGCCGTGATGGATGGCAGCTTCAACCCATCGCTGGACCGTCTGCTGCTCAGCTTTACCCCCGGCGGCCCCAATGGCGAACACACCCCGCAGGCCACCACCCTGCCGCACAACGCCATAGTGACCACCGTGCCACACCTCATACGCGCCGTGGCGAGTGATCTGGCCATTACCACCCCAGACCTCACCAGCCTCGCCCTCGCCTGCACCCAACGCCTTGCCAGCCGCACCTGCCGCCAGCAAGGCGTTTTTTCATGAGTGATAGCACCCAGCGCTTGCTCCACAAGCGTTAGAGGCTAATTTCCTTCACATCAACCAGCCCACCACCCGGTGGGCTTTTTGTTTTTCTGGAGATGCCATGAGCAACAACTGCCCCCATTGCGCCCGTGAGCACAGCCATGCCAACCTCACGCAGTTCTTTACGGAAGTCTTTAACACGCTGTCTGAACTGCGCCCAGGCTGGCATGGATCTGCGCTTCAGCCACTTGGGGAATGCTGCCCATGAATATGGCCCTTTGGATTGTCTTTGGACGCAATCACATGAAATGGAACACCGGATGACCTCACGCCGCAAACGCCAGCGCCGCGACAAGCGAGCGCCTTGGCCAGACTTTGATGAACCCCAGCCCCGCCAGTGAGCGGGGCTTTTTCATGACCCAAGCCCGCAAGGGTGACTATCAGCCTGAAGAATCATGAGCCATACACACTTTGCATTGCTTGCCAAATTTGGCGATGTGAACATCCCGCTGGAGAAGATCTGCAAGGACTTCTTTGGCATGGAGCCCAAAAAGGCCAATGAACGCGCATGCCTGCAGGATCTGCCAGTGCCTGCGTACAAGCTGGGAGGCCAGCGCAGCCCTTGGTTAGTGGATGCCAAGAAGCTGGCTGACTATATTGACCTGAAGAAGAAAGAGGCCGAAAACGACTGGCTGAAGATGCGTGCTTAA